TTTGGACAAGTCTAGGAAATCTTAGTAACTTTCTTTGGTTTCCTGGGATTAGAGCAGACCCTGTAAACGGACCTATTTTGTAGTTGGGTAATCCTGACGCTGCAACATAAACATATGAGTCATTGAAGAAGGCATTTTGTATATTAGTAGTAAATTCACTAACAACGTTGTTAATAGAGGTTACATCTGACTTACCTCTGTTTAAGTCAACAGATAATAGAATATTTCCCTCAGGTATAATTTCAGTAGGGACATTTAACTGATAAGAGAATGAAAAGTCATCTAGACGTGCAGTTACTGTAAATGTGCCATTATACACAACAGGGTTTGCACCATATATCGTAACTTGGTCAGAAACAAGTAAACCATGTGGATTACCGCAAACTACAGTTGCAGTCTGGTTATTAACACCACCTGGGGTGATTTCTGTAACTTGAATAAGTTTTTTAACGTTATATAACCAAGAAGTCAATCTTTCGTCAATAGCAGTTGACCCAAGATTAGCAACCTTTAATTTATCACCTTTTATGTAATATGACCCAGTATCGTTTAGTACTGTTGTACCTGCCTCAGCAATACCGAGAATTCTCATCTTACACTCGGTAGCTGTGCCAAAATTGGTATATACGAAAATATCAGACTGGACAATCGTACCTGGGTCCCAATCTTCGACTATTCCGTTTTTACTACGAGTACATTCGATAAACTGGTTAAGTGACTTCTCTTTATACTGGACTTGCTCTTCATCGTTAATTAATATAGTACCATTTCTCTCAGGCCACCCAATAGTTGAGTCAACCGTGATTATTTGACCATCTGTAGATAGAGGCTCAACTAGAGTCGTTTTATAAGGTATTTTAAATAAACCAGATAAGGTTTCTTCAGATATTGCTAATTCATAGATTGTATCAGTACCTTCAATGATAGTAATGACGTTTTCAATCAATGCATTCGCTTGTTTGATGTTTAGGTCAACAGCATCTGCATATTGGACTACTTGAGAGTCAATTAGGTTAGCAGGGTCACCAGATATCAACTCAGCACGTAAAACGGTGTCTACAACCCATGTAGCGTGGGATGGTGAGATAATTTCATCTCTTGGATAGAATAGTGATACATTCTCACCAAAAAGAATTTTAAACAGATATTGGGTTGCTAATTCTGTACCTTTTGAAACATAGAAGTCACCAATATTCTTAATGACTTGTACTGGGTTTACTTTAGAAAAATCAATGTCTAAAGTAGGTAAATATTGCCTTCTAAATTTATCAAATACTTCTCTTATGAAAAGACTATCTAAATTAACAACCGATGCTCCTGCAGGGTGATTAGACTGTCTTAATTGCTCTTCTCTAGCATATACTTCGTTATGAAAATTGTCGTATGTAACAGCACCAGAAACGCCTCTAGAGCAGTTTAAAAAGGCAGAAGGTGAATACCCACTACCAGGCTCTATTACGTCATATCCAGTAACTTCATCAAATCCAACATCTAGAGATGCTCTTGCTGCTTTAGGTGCAGCGATAAAGATTCTGGGAGGAAACTCTGTAGAATATCCACTACCAAAGTTAGTGATGTTAATATCAGTAATTTCACCGTTGAATATAGTTGCTGCAGCAGTTGCACCAGTACCACCGATAGGTTCGCCAAATCCATCTTTTCTATCGTCAACAATATACACAGATGGTGCATCATTGTAACCACTACCACCTGTTAACATCTCAATGTTGGTAACTGACCCAGATGCAACAGTAACATCAAGCACCTGTGCACCAACAGGGTCTATAATAGCAACTCTAGGTACAGTTACATAACCTCTACCTCTATTGGTTATTTGTATCTCATATACTTGACCATCTTGGTTTATTCTTGCTTGTGCCTGTGCATTGATACCATCAGCAGGAGCAGGGTCAATATAAACAGTAGGAGGGTTAGAATAACCACTACCCATTGTTAATACTTGAATACTGTCTACATTTACTCTACCTTCGCTATCGATTGTGCAAGGACTGATTGTAGCACCTGATGGATTCTTAAATGTGATAGATGGGATAAAACCATATCCACTTCCACTATCATCTATAGTAATAGTGTCAACTTGACCAGTTACATCGTCAACAGTCAATGAAACCTTTGCAGGAGTGCCATTAGGGTCTGTAGGAGCTGCTACAACAGGAATAGGAGGGTTATATGAAGTATATCCTTGTCCACCGTCAATTAGGTTGATATTTTTGATACCACCAATCAAAGACCTAACAGTTGCACCACTTCCATTAGTAGAAGTGATAGTTACTTTAGGATTAAAGTCTAAACGATATTTACTACCACCTGTTTTAGGAATAATCCTAGAAACTTCACCATTTGCGTTTACAGCAACAACAGCAGAAGCACCACTACCAAAAACAGGAGCAATATACTCAACAGACCTAATATCAATCTCATCTGCTGCACCAATCGGATTATTGAATATTACAGTAGTTTCAAAAACAGTATAATCAGTATATGGCTCTTGTAACCTACCATTCTTGTTAATTATTAGACCAATATCAGATGTTGGGTTATAAGGAGCAGTATTTACTCGTAATGGGTAATTTTTTGTGCCTTGCCACTCTGTATAAGGAATAGCATCAACAGTAATTATATTTTGGTCTGCATATCCGACCAAATATGTAATTTGAGTAAATTCAGAGTCATCAGCACCACTTCTTGCTCTAGGTGGATTTGTAAAAATTATATTTGCGCCATCTACAGTATAATCAACCCCAGCTTTCAACATATCGTTATATGTGATGACTATGAGGTGCTCTGCACTAGGAGGTGCTACAGGAGTGCCTAAAAATGATAAAGGAAACTGAGTTTGGACTCCATCAAACGAAGTAAATGGATTTTCTAGTTGTTGCTTCTTTTTATTGAATTGTGGAAACGATACACCTGGGGTAATGATGGCATCAGGTCCTCGAGTCACAGACTCGTAGTAAATAACCTCATTATCAATCATTATCGAGCCATTCTTCTCGACAAATCCATCAATACTCTCAATTTCTATCTTTGTATCAATCGTGCTAATATCACCAAGCAATAGTGTAGAGCTTGACAACGTTTTTGAAGTATAACTGTCAAGATTGAGGTAATTTAGCAGATTATTCAGAATGTCATAAGGACGTCCTGTTTTCTCCTGAGATTTGTAATACTCAAAGAGAAAATTTACAAGTTGTCTATCTTCCTGCCTGATAAACTCAGGAAGTTGATTTTCAACTCTATCCGATACGTTAATATTCTTTGTTTGCATTCTTCACCTAGAAACAAGAGGTATCTACAGGATACGTAAAGGTATCAGAGGGGTAGTCAATGATATTTAGACCACTTGTGTCACCTAAGTTATAACCAGAAAAATTGTTAGGGTCGAAAGACGCAATCGGCAAACTTTGAGTGTTATAATCAATAGGATTGACTATTGGGTTAAAGAAAGTTGGGTCTACACCTGGGGGAATCTCAATAGTTGGAGATATTGGCATAACAGAGATTGGAAGTTGCTCTGTACCGTCAGGTGTTTGCTGAATAGCAATAGGACCTACACAAACTTGTCCACTTCCATAGTCTACAGTGCCTACAGCAGCATTTAAGATAACTTCTGTCTCATCTCTAGTAGTAACCAACATAAGATTACCCATTCCATCGTCTCTGATGTTTACAGGCACTAAAACTTGTGTTGTTTCGTCAGTAGAGAAGACAGTGCTTGTTGTAGAAGCACTAGAAGTTGTCCCAGTAGTCAAATTAACTAATTCTTCGGTATAATCAGTTGCATAGAATGTGCCAGACTTAACAACAGAGAAATTAGGCTTACATTTCTCACCTAAATTGCTTCCGTTACCTTCTGGGTCTCCTGCAAAACTACTTGGGTCATAAAGTGGGTTACCAAAATCCAAACATTGTGTAAATACGTTACCAAAGGTAAATTTGTCTAAATTTTGACCCAATGTAAGTTGTGTAACGTTACCAGAAATTGATGTATCACTATTATCGACCATTGCGCCAAATTTTGACCCTTCAATTCTATTATTAAATCTGTCAGTTTGTCCATTTCTGTTATACTCATCGATTGACTGTAAAATTTTAGTACCTAACTGACTTCCAGTAAGTGCAGTGCCATTTGCGTTGTAATAAACGTAAACTTTTGGAATAATATAGAAACTGGTTGGGTCAATGACCTCAGGTTGGATAGATGCAACTGCATACTTCCTTAAATCTTTTTCAATTTTTGCTTTTGTAGACTCATTCAGTTTATTTCCTGTTTTTGGTCTAATTGCAACGTATACCTTTCCATATACAGGTGGAGATAGTTTCTCGCCACCATAGGCGGTCACAGACGCTGCCTGTGGGTATATTTCAGTGACAATGTGCTCATAGTCAGATTCTGTTACAGCACGGTTTTGAGTTGCATACGCTCTAGGTGCTCTAAACTTAATACTTAATGATGATTCTTGGTCTTCACCTTGCTGACCTTTCTCTTTTGTCATTGTGGTGATACTCTGTGGAGGTATCACACGACCATCAGAGTCTTTTATCTGTCCTATGAATGCAAAGTTGTCAGCACCGTTTGCTTCGACACCAAAAGTGGTGACATAATTCATAGTGATGTATTCACCATCAATTAAACGACGTCCAATTATACCGTCTCCAAAAATAATCTTATATCTTTGGTCATCAGTCTCTTCAAGATAAAAAACACGAGAGTTTTCATCAAGACCAGTTACATTCCCTGCTAGATTGTAAGTATCAGTTTCACTAGACTGAGCATTTGGTGAAATATCTACAGTTAGTAATTCAGTATCAACATTTTCTGCAGGAATTACAAATTCTTGATTCTTGGTATAGTCGACTGTGTAATTATATGTTAATAAGTTTCCTTGATATATGATAACGTTAGAAAAGTCTGCAATACCTGTGCCTGTATCTACTGGCACTTGAATATCTCTAGTTAAAGTAAACGTAAATGTATCTAATGCGTTATCAGCAACAAATACATCTCCTTTACTCAATATACAAAACTCAGGAAACGTAGTGCCATTCAATGCTGTAGTGGTTTGTGCTTTTATATGGACACATGCTTTAGGTGCTTTGATTGAGCGTGGAGTGTAATTTAATTGTTTAGCAATTCTTACAATATTATCTCTTACAGTTGCAGATTCTAAAAATGCTTCATTCAATGCCATGTTAGCATTAAAAGCAGTGTAGTAAGTATTGTAAGCTAGAATGTCAATAAGATATGAGGCAGCACTACCTTCAAAATCATAATCAGTAAACTCTTTCCTAGTCCTTAGGTAAGACCTGATTGATTCTTTTATCTCAAAGAAGTCTAGAGAAGTTAATTGTGACGGTATAGCAGGCATGTTACGTCTTCTCTAATAAGAATTCTACGTTTTGGACTAACTCTTGTCCAACGATGATATAGTCCATTGATATTTCAATAGCATTATTATCTGATGCATCATCAACTTTAACCTCAGTCACTTCAATACGAGGCTCAAGTCTTTCCATAACATTAAAAATCTCTGTGCGAATAGCGTCCGCAGCAAAGACATCCCATTGTTCAAACAAAAGTCCTTTGACTCTAGACCCTATCTCAGGTTGGAAGGGTCTTTCGCCAAAAGTTGTCAATAAAAGATTCCTTACAGATTGAGAGATAGCTCTCTCATTCTTCACAGCACCAAAATCCTTAGTAGAAGGATTAGCATTAAATGAGAGTGCTAAGTCCTTGAAACCTCTACTGACGTATTTTTCTGCTCTGAATCTGTAGCTCGGCATTTACATCCTTTTTTGGAATATTTATCGCTTGGGTAGTCAGTGATTAACCTTTTACCCTCAGCAACAAACCATTCCGCTCGGTCTACTTTGACCACCATAATTCTCCAATTTTGTTGCTATTATCTATTTAGCGGGTTTTCCGAATTTTTTTCATCATCAGTTTTATACATCCATTCGTCAGAATGCCCTACTGACCACTTATCAGATGTTTCTACTCGATAGTTTTGACTACAAACATTAAAATCTGGCATTTTAGTATTCTCTGGTATCAAACTCATGTCTTTCCAGATGATTCTATTGTTAGGTTGAGCAGCAAATTGACCATTATCAAGTTGTATAATGTTAAATGACTTGTGCTCTGGGTCATATTCACTAAAATTAGTGTCTAAAGTCGAATTTTCACTATGACATGAGTCAATAGTAAACAAATATTCACCCGCATGCATCTTTTTGTCCTTTCCGAAGAAGGAGCAACGACCTAAAAGGGGTTTTTCGATGACTGTGATGTTGTAATCGAAGCAATCCCACAGTTGAAGGGTGTCTAAAGGCAATAAATCGCCATAATCGGTCTTCCAGACGAATGCACTTAGTGGCAATTTGTCAAAAAGTGCTCCATACTCAGTCAAAAGCGTCTCAAAATACAAAGCTTTCGCTTCTACGCTCTTAACTGATATCCAAATCCCAGGAGTTAGGTCTCCATGACCCTTTTTTAGGTCATAGAGATACTCCTTTCTCACAAAAACCTCTCTTGGAGGTAAATTATGGACTAGAAAACTCACTTTCCTTGTCCGCGATATCTTTTTCTTGCTTTATTTCTACTTGTTGCTGAATATTTCGTATGCTGACCTCGTCCTTGACGAGTTTTCTTTGGTCGTACATCAGTATTATAAGATGTACCCATCATTCCAGTTTTAGTTGACATAATTTAAGGTAAATTTACTAAGATGCTAACACAGTTGGGTGTCCAAATGCAATAACTGAGTAACATGGATAAGACCAGCCAGGTATTCCAACTCCTAGAGGGTCTAGTATCCGTGCTAATGGACGTTTGTGCGCAAAGACTGTAAGCGTTGTTGCATTACAGACTCTAATGTGCCCAATTCCACCATTGTCTTCTATAGTTAGCAGACTACATGGGATAGGAGTTGGTATTGGACAGACTCCTTTACCGCATGGACACATATAGATGATTATATTTGTGCACACGGCTATGTGTGGGGTGAATGCATCACCGAATACCATAACAGGAATCCTGTTTACTAACACCATTGCGCGATCTGGCGTAATGGGGAAGATAGGTATCAGTGGTTGAGGTGGCCACCAACACGTCTTATTCTTAATTACTATAGAATAAGGTATAGGTGGACTACCACATGCCTGCACTGAGTGTACAGTAGAGGGTAGACAGAGACCATGACCACTATCGGGGAGTCCGTTTAATGACGTAACAGGTTTTAGAAATCCAAATGCCATTAATCAAACTCCTCGTGAATCTTAGTTCCCGCAGTATATGGTCGTCCTTGAGGTACGGTATCACTACACTCATCAAAGTAAGGATTACCGTTGTTATTCAATGCTCTTCCTAGTGCAACAGTACTACCAGACAACCAATTCCTTACAGTCATATTACCATCATAAGGTCCTAAACGCATATTATTGTTTTCATCTACACGCTGAGGGTTGACCGCAATAGATATATCATTCACAAATGTCAATCCAACACCTTGACCACTGAAGTTACCACTCGTGCAACTTGTGCACCAAGGATTAGTGCGACCAAACGCAGATATCTCCCACCATCTCTGTCCTGCGATTCCGTTTCCGCTTGCGTTATATCCAGAATACACATCTAATGGTCCTGTAGTATTACCGCTTCCGCGTGTATAAGTATCCCAACACTCTGCACCTGGGTATGAGCCGCAATTTACATTCAGTGCGTTATACGATATGTTACCACCACTGCCTGTATTACTGGTTGTAGTAGAAGTTGTGCCTGTTACATTACTACCCATCCATAACTGCAACTGTCCTACCTCACTAAATCCTCCTGCGGAGTTATAGTCATACGTATTCTCATCTCCTCCTATGGGGATAAAGATAATATCTGCAGAGTTAGAAGGGTTACGGTAGCATCTACCATCTACAGTGCCATCATTACAATTCCATACCTTAGCGTTACCGCTTGCATTACTCTTAGGCACTGTCCTTCTAGGCATCAACACAGGTTTAGTTTGCTTCTTAAAGAAATTCATGAATGCTTCACCCTGCGCACCTGTAGTTTTACCCTTAATTTCTAGTGATACTTTGAATGATGCAGACTCTTGCTCTGATGCGCAATACTTATATGGCATATATCCATACGCTTTCTCAGTATCCGCAGCTGTCCTACTACCTTCTCTCTTTACTTTTTCAATATTAGGTAGATTATTAGTTAAGTTTTTCTCACTACCTACATCTAGGTATGCGCAAGGCATGTCAAACCACCTACTAATGTTGTATAGTTTAGGTTGACCAGTCCGTATACAGTTAGATTTACCAAATGCACCATACACATGTGAGTTATCTTCGTTATATGTGTCTACCTGTTTAGCAGTTTGGTATACTTGAGACATAACTTGCTTCTCAAAAGTAGCAACACCTGGGTTTATTTGACTTACAATAGAGAATACTTCCTCATCTGGCATTGCTTTACTAACTATTGCGTTTGCATCTATGTTAATACAGTCTTGTTTGATGTTAAAACAGTGACTGGTGGTGTCTTGAGACTCCTCAGCGACGCGAATGTAACTATCGGGGACTGTTATCTCCTTTCCTTGTGTTATTTCAGTTAATGACCCTGCGATTCCAGTCCTATTATCACTATCTTCAGAGGCAATATCAGGCACATAGTCACCTACAGCGTTAAATGCGTCTGCCATTTCCCTTCCCATATTCTCAATAGAGGTAGCACCCTCGTCTACAGAGGGAGATTTAAACTTCATTTGCTCTGGGTCGTTAACAAATACCTCTGGTAGGTTAGCTTGGTTGTATCCTGCACCTCCATCTATGATGCGGATAGACCTAATAGACCCTAATGAGTCGACTCTAGTGATTTCTACTTGTGCTTCTCTGAAAACAACCTTCTCTTTATTCTTACTTGTGCCCTTTGCCTTCCTATCTTTGATGTCAAATATGCTATATGTGTTTTCTATGTGGTCTTGATTCTCATCTTTTGACGATGGAGCGGGAATTGCCTTATTCCAATCGGCATTCATCTTCGGTGAATGCTTCTTTACAAACTTAGAAGTGTCAGATGCGGAGAAATCATCCATGACACGCGGGTCTATTAACTTAAGTGAGGGGTTTTTATACCCAACTCCGCCATTTATTATCTTAATTTTTGTAATTTCCCCCTTGTTATTCACTACTGCCTTCAATTTTGCCTCATCTAGGGTGCGATGAGGTATCAAAGCGTTAGGGTCTAGCTCTATTTTGTAGTAAGATATGCGTTTTGGAAACTCATACACTCCACAAAAGGCAGCTTTATTAGGAATTCCGCGCCCTGCCATCACTAATGCGGTTGCTCCTGTCTCAGAAGTGATTTGTGCACCGTAAGAAAAGTCATTTCCGTTGCCAGAAAACTCCATCATACCACATTTTAGCTCATCTCCGAAGTAATATACAGCAGTTATGTCCCATCCATTCAGTTTTTGACCTCTAGCAAAGAAGTTTCCGTTGTTAGAAGTGTATCTAAACAGTAATCTTTTGGTCTTTGTGTCTATTTCAAAGAAGCAAGCGTTAGTATCCTCGTCTCCATCATTGATTTTGATGCGTGTTTCGTTAGTTAACCATGAATCTTGACGTATTTCATAGAAGTGTGAGTGGAATGAGAGACTAGGGACGCATGGTTGGTTACTATTAGTAGGGCAACAAGGTGCATTATTGAGTACATACTGGCATGAGAAGACAGGACCATTCCAAGGATATGACGTGTCATACACATAATACATGAATTGTGTGTCATAGGAGTCTTCAAATCCTAAGTAACGAGGTACCGCAGCCTTCGTTGCACCACTTAGACCATAAAACCACTCGAAGTTAGCGTTGGCATCTAGGATTTCTACTCCATCTGTGCCATTTCCCCATCCTCCTAAGCCAGGTGTACCTGGATTCGCTCCATTATATCCACTATACTGCACAGGGTCAAACATTCTATAGTTGTTATAACTGTATGCAGGGTTTCCTGAGTATCTACCACTACCTGTATTGTTACTATCGTATGCATACCAACCACTTCTATCAAATCCATTACCAGTAGGACCTATAATACTACCATCTACCACTGAATCTGATGTCCTGTTTGGGTCATCCTTAGTGAAACAATACCCTATGATGCCTTGGTATACCCATAAACCATCAAAAGGCACTGCAGGAGCAATGGGCCCACCTGATAGATTGACTTCTCTAGAGGGGTCGATAGTATAGAAGTTGTCTATATCCTCTCCATAAGTCACTCCATTAGGATTCTGATACTTATAATGGTAGATTGCTGCTACATCTTCGTTAGGGTCTTTATATGCATTAGCATCTGACTCGCTAGTAAACACATATCCTATTGTCCTTATCAGTTTATATTGGTCTCTACCTTCTCCTACTGCTGACGGAGTGCTACTGCCCACTGTAAGCATAGTATCATCAGGCCAGTAAGAGTAATATAACTTAAGTGGTTGACTATTACCTACCTGTTTCCTCATTACCCAGAAGACAGGTTTACCATTACGAGGCTCAGCGTTATATCCCTGTGCTACTTGCTCCCAGTTTTCATTCTCATTACCAAAGTTTTCTCTTACTAAGCCTGGCTCATCACTGTAGTGGTGGTCTGCCTTAGTAGGACGCCAGAATCTGTATATACCCTGTCTACCTCCATCTCCACCAGAGACTGTCCTAGTCGCTCCTATGTAATGGACTATATCACTACCTAATGGATTACTACCCGCACCACTATTCTGAAACGTTATCTGATAGTCTGTACCAGGTCCGCTATGGTTGCCATTAGAACGATACTTACCACTAGCAGGACGTTTAAACGTTTGCTTATATGTTGACCCTCCTATTGGATTAGGAAAACTTCTACCTGTCTCCTCTATGAATGCTGCCATTTATTGCAGAGTCCTCTTCCAATTTATTTAGTCTCTCATATAGATTATCAAACAACTCCTTAAGATTACTATAGTCGTCATTCCCAGGTATCTTATACTTTACCATATCCGCCCCAGGTGGGGGTAACTTATTGAAAGCAGTCTCGAGCACCGCAATGCGAGACGCTAAATTTTTCACTGCTTCGCTCAGTTGTTTAAAAGACCAAGCAACAGCCTCCATCTCACTCTCAAACTCGGGGACGCCATTTTTTTCCATCGCGATTTTTTTAGAATACTGCAGTTACACCTAAAACAGTTGCATTAGGGTTTCTGGCTAGAGCTACTTCTCTTGCCTCGTCATAGTTACGAGCACGGACTTCTTCTACGAATACTTGTCCTGCTACAAATAGTCTTACTTCGTGTTTCATGTTGAGCGTTTTAAGATAATGTTTCCATCTAGGTCTTCTTCATATTCTAGCACATCTCCTGCCATCCATCCAGTCTCCCTTAACAATTCCTCAGGAAGCTTAACATAGGCATTGAAGTCATCATCCTCAAGAATATCAAGAGTGTATCGTTTCATACTACTTAAAGTCATTACACCTTATGTAGTGTTTCCACGAATTGCACCTACACAACTAATTTGATATGCTTGCACACCATTGTCATATAGGTCTTCTATCTCACTCAATCCATTATAAGGATGGTGAAGCATAAACCCATCACCCAAGTATACACCACCATGATTAGGTGCTCTACCCTTAGGTGCACTATAACCACCACCTAGAGGGTTAGTGTATAGTCTAAACAATAGTATATCATTCTTTTCTAGTGTTGTAAAGTCTACTCCACCATCATCTAATCCCCAATCTTTACGATATACCCACTTACCATCTTCCTCATTAATAGCATCATCAGTGAAAGCATATACCTTACGTGCATTAAAATCTATTAACTCTCTGCCAAGAAACTCTCTATAATAATCTCTTATAATCTCATAACAACCAAACAATCGGTTACCTGTCCATCTTTTACCTAAGAGGTGTGCATATGTATCTCTAAGGGCGAGGTAATCGGTTTCTCTCTGATTCATGAAAAGGTCTGTGGACTGTTTTTATATTGGAAAATTTTTTTAATATGGATAGAATAAAACTCTCGCTTTGGGATACTTTTGTAGGTTAGGGAAGTAAGCGTTTTTAATATAGGGGCACTAAGTAACAATAATAGCACGAAATAACTGCAAATACTGCCCATACTGTGCCACTTGCATAACTGTCACATCAGTGGTTGCTCTCCCTACTGCTGTGTGCTATGGTGTCGTGCATCCTGTAACGCTAGAGTATAGGACTTAAATGCCCCATATGTCTCCATGCCTGTGTAGTTATACTTCCAAAAGAATTTCCTCCCTTTACTGTATATTATAACATCAACTGGGGGAAGTGTCAACAGTTTAATTTTGGTGTGCATAGTGCTGTATAATAGAGTGTGCGGAGTTCCTGGAACTGTGTGCGGTATTCTCTCTTATATCTCCTCTACTGTGGTTAAAACTCCCTTACAGTTTTATTCCGTGAGTTGTATGTCTTATTGCTCTGTTAACTGTGTTTACTGTCATAATGAAGCAAAGCAAGTAAGGGCAAATAAAAGGCAAATAGAGGGCAAAGGCAAGCAGGGGCAGGGATGTGTGAGTTTCCTGTCATGTGCTTGACAAAAAAATGTCCCTGTGTTACGCTCTTAGACAACAACAACTGCGAGACTTATACGACTCACACCTATATTTATTTTAACATTTATTTATCCTACCTCGTAACACATTCCTTCTAATACATACCTGTCACATAACTGTTGATACTGTGTAAATACCTCGCATAAATCGGTGTCTAGTAGAAATTGACACATTTCAATTTCGAGGTCTGCGGGTAATCTTCCGCTATCATACAAATCTAAGAGACTTGCGAGTTTTTGGGGAAGTTGGTTTGCTGTTTCCATGCTGTTTAAAAGTTGGATTTTGGGCGGTAGAGTGGTGGCGAGTTGCGTTATCTACCTTTAATAATAATAGTGACCTAATTAACCCTTTTTAGGTCTTATATACTCTATCCTAACCCCTTTGCGTGGTATAATTAAGAGTAATGCCTATATAAAAAATTTGGCGTCTCGTATGCGAGGATATGGGTTAGTCTATTGCTAACTCCATACCGCTTACGAAATCCTCTGAAACATTCTTGTAACCTACAAACCACTCAAAATTCTTTTGAAATACTCTCATGCCATATGAGAATTCATAAAGAAGAGCGTTTAAGCGTGATTTGGTTGTATTGGATTGCCAACCGCCATCTTTGATTATGATTGAATTGCTTTTAACTGTAGCAATGTGATTTCCATGTAAATAGACATCTGCTTCGCCTTCAAAACCATGTCTAACTGCTGTGTTAGATGATGTGAAGTTTCTGCCACTTCTGATTGCTGAATTCATCTGTCTTTCGATTTTACGCATTTTGGAAAACTCCTGTTTGTTGCTTATGTTTATATTATAGTAGGTTTTTAATGCTACTGGTGGGTGTGTGTGCCACTAATTCAACTGTCACACTATAGGTTTTTTTGCACATATCTGTAGATATGCTCTAGTGTAGCAACCTCCATTTTTGCCTGTGCATCCTCTTGGTCTATAGTTGCTGTATCAACTCCAAAATATAAATCCGCCCATGCCTTCTCAATACAGTTGTTTATTACTCTACCCTTAATAAGAGTGCTTGGTCTCCCCTTAACGAAAGTCACGTTATAAGTTTGATTTGGATTTACTTTTTTCATGTTGTTTGTTTAATTACTCTTATTATAGTGTAGTTTTGATGCTACTGGGGAAAGTGTGTGACAGTAATCTAACTGTCACATAATTCTTCCATTAACCCCATTAATATGTTAGTCCTATTAATTAATGCCTGACGACAATCGACTAATTCATAATCGGTTAATTCTCTTAAACTACAATTCAATTCCTCGATTTGGTCAAAAATCTCTTCCTTAATCGTCATGCTCATGCCCCTTGATAAACTTGGTTTGCTATCTCTCTATATTGAGACCATGCAATTTGAGTTGCCCTAATATTGCATACGTCTA